TTAAGGGTGGCATAAAATGGCAATAAATGTTCCGACGGGCATGAATGTTCAAGCACTTATGATGATGGCGAGGGTGAGGGCGATGCAAACTCTTGTTAATTGTCTTAACATAGTAAAGGATGAGTGCGACAAGAATGTTCCTGTGGACGAGGGCACATTAAGAGAATCGATCAGGATTGTAGCCCCTAAGTGGATTACCCCTTATTTGGTAGAGGGTAAGGTATTAGCCGGCGGCGGGAATGTTCCGCAGGCATGGTATACAGAATATGGCACAAATGCGCATGGTCCTGTCTTTGCCCAGGCAATGCACTTTAATTGGAAAGGGGCAGAGATTTTTACAAAATGGGTTCAAGGAGTAACGGCTATGCACTGGATGAGAAATGCTGTTACTTTTGCTATTCCACGGATACAAGCGGAGATGGGATTATTGGCTAAACAATTTTTAGGAACTTATACAGTTACATTAACAAAAAGAGGATTATAATGTTTGAGGTGTTGACGGCACTATATGATTATCTCAAAGCGGATACTGGCAAAGATGCTGATGGCAATTGGTTAGATTCGTCTGACCAAAGAACGTATGCCGTTATGTTGGGAACTACTGCCGCGCTTATCCATAAGCACCTTATACCAACAAGGCAGCCACAACTTACTAATGATAATCTGCCGATAGTGTCATTTTATATGATAGGCATGCCGGTCAATTCTGTCGCCCAGGAATTTAAAGATGCTACCATACAAATCGATATTTATTCTAACGATACTACATTAGTAGAAAATCTAAAAATAGCAAGACGCCATTTTCAACTATTAGAGAATCATATTATCTCATCAGATTTACCATGGCTCGGAGTGTGGCGACATTCAACCGAATTGCAGATGTTATTATCTAATCCGAATTTATATTGTTATTCACAGAGATTCATTGTACCGGTAAAACGCGAGTTTGCCGAAACAAGGAAAAAGAAGTAAAAAACCAAGGGTAACAAAAATAAGAAAGGAAGGAGGTAAAAGAGTATGAGTGAGAAGCTATATCTATCTGGTTCTGGGGAAATGATGGCGAAGATTTCAGGCGGCAGCCTTGTTAAGTTTGGTACGATACAAGGCCTTTCGATTGCTACTTCTGGAACATTCAAGGAGTTGTTTGCCGGTGCTGGCCTTTTCCCAGTAGTATCAAGAGCTTTTGAGAAATCAATAGAGTGCTCTGCTGAAATAGCGAGCTTTGAAAAAGACTTTATTGAGATATCTCAGGGGCTTGATTCATCCGATCCAACTGCTATTAATAGGTTTGTATCAGCAGAAGCACAGACTGTAGCTAGCGGTGATGTAACTGTGGACAAAGCAAAATACAACGCTGGTTATGTTCATGTCGCTGATGCAGATGGTAATCAACTTACGCTAACTACGGGTTCTCCGGCTTCCGGAGAGTTTGTGGAAACTGATTATGAAACTGGTGAGATTGCTGTCAACACAGACCTAGAGGCAACAGTTATATATATTAGTTATGTGTATGAATACAACTACACTACCAATACTGATGATGTGGAAGCTATGATGGTAAAGGCAGATGTTTTACCTAGCGAATTTCAGCTTTGGTATCAGTGTTTATTGGTTGAGGGTGGAGTTACCACTGGTGTAGAGATTATGTTCTACAAGTGTATTCCAACCACTGACATGAAATTAAACTTCGCAAGGGATTTTGTAATTCCAAACTTCACGTTTAAAGTTACAGATCCTAAGAGAGGTGATGAAAGAATAGGGTATTACGTAATTAGATAAAAAAACATTAAATGATATGAAAGCGGGGGACCTAAAAAATCCCCCGCTACAAAAAAGGAGAATATGAAAATGGCGGATGAAAAAAAATTAAAAATGATGTTGCAGCAACCCGGCGAAATAAAGCTTCTCGACGGGAAAATATACAAAATACCAGTATTAACTTTTCCTGACGCACTTGAGATGAGTGACAAGATAAGTATGATTAACACCATACCAGCTATTGCGATTACCGACAAAGAGCAGAGGGAGAATCTGCTTATTGTTTTAGAAAAGATTTTTAGTTACAACAATAAAGAAATCACTAAAAAAAGATTGCAAGAAAAGCCAGCATTACTTGATCTCTCGCAAATAAGTGAAATCATTGGTATGGCCTTGAATATAAGTGGATTAAAAAAGTCGTCACCTCTGCCGGAGATGCCCAGCCTGTAGAGGTAAATTGGGGCAGGATATTTTTTGCATTGCATCATTATTGCCATTTGACAGAAGAAGAAATAAAGGGTTTAAGCTTACCGAAATTGCACGCGTACTTAGATGAGGTAAAAGAGCAAATTGATTATGAGATTAAATTGCATGGTGGCGAAGTAGCAGAACAGAAAGAAGCTACAGTTAATGATATAAAGAATTTGTTTGGTTGGATGAACGGCAAATCAATGCGAAAAAAGAAAAAATAAAGGTTAAAGAAAATGAGAACTGCGCTTAGCGGAAAAAATCATCCTATGTACGGCAAGCATCATTCTCAAAAATCTAGAAAAAAAATGCGCATTGCCCATATAGGCAAAAGACCTACGAAAGAAACTATAGAGAAAATGCGCCTTGCTCATATGGGTAAAATATCTCCAAGACGCGGCAAAAGGCTTTCCAAAAAAACCAAGGAAAAGATAGCCATTTCACTTATAGGCAACATAAATGGATTTAAAAAAGGAGCACCAACTTGGAATAAAGGAATTAAGATTGATAGAAATAAACACCCTAATATGGGACATTTTAAAGCACATACAGAAGATGCTAAAAAAAAGATTGGTAAGGCAAATCGCAAAAATGGTTTTTGCGTTAAGAACATTAAAACAATATGCCTTATGTGTAATAAGGTTTTTTATACTTCTAAAAAAAGAATTGAAACAGGACGAGGGCAATGTTGCTCTATCCAGTGTAAAAATAAAATGATTAGCGGCGCAAGAAGCCATTTATGGAAAGGTGGAATTTCAAGATTACCTTACCCATTTAATTTTAATAAAGAACTAAAAGAAATAATACGGAAACGCGACAATTATAAGTGTCAATTATGTGGAGTGCCGCAAGAAGAATGTATAAAAACATTACATGTTCATCATAAAGATGAAAACAAAAAAAATTGTAATCCTAATAATCTAATAACGCTTTGTAACAGTTGTCACAGCAAAGTTCGTTTTAATAAAGACTATTTGGAAAATTATTTTTCAAAATTAACTGAGGTACATAATGGCTGAAGATTCCGTAGGTAGTATTTTTTCAACCGTTTCTATAGACTTGGTGAAGTTGCAACAACAGGCCATCAAGGGTAATGTTGCCCTTAGAGATATGGGCGTTACTCTCGGGCACGTTGGCAAACAAGGAAAAGTTGCAGCTAGCGGTCTTGGCGCCATGGGTCATAGCATGGGTAAGGCTTTAGGGGTAGCGGCTAAGTTTTATATTGCTTATCAGTTGATAAGGGGGGTACTGGGTGGGGTAGCAAAGGCTTTCAAAGATATTAAAGATTTAGAAATGGAAGCTGTCTTTATAGGTCCCGCCTTAGCTGCCGAAAATTTTGGAAGTGTATTAAGGGAAATTGCCCCATTATCAAAAAAATGGGGCATTGATTTAATAGAAACGTATCGTGGAACATTGCAGATTTCCCGCGCGTTAAGTGATATGTACGAAATTGAATTACCAGAAGCTATTGCCTTAACAAATTTAGCGATGAAAATCACTGTAACAACCGGCCAGAATCTCAATGAAACAATTTCTAACATGGTGGGGTATGTAAGATTACTTCGCATGGAAAGTGTAGCAGATATTGAAAAATTTATGTCAACGCTTTATTCAGCCGCATATTTAACTAACGAATCTCTTACGCGTACAGGAAAGTCTGTCCAGGGTGGTGCGGTAGCCATGGATACATTAACCGACGCGGTTCAAAGAATGTTGCCAAGCATGGTAAGGTTTGGTTTGACACAAGAACAAATTGCCGCGATTGCCTCTGTTTTTATAACTAATTTGGATGAAGCTGGCCAAGGGATAGGCGCTTATTCAGCAAAGTTATTTGAAGCTATTAAGAATAATCAGCAACTTATTGATGTCTATAAAGATGTGGGAGTAGAACTAAATCGTGAAGCAGGAGAACTTCTTCCCGCATTAGTAACAGGTTATAAGAAAATGACTGATGCGCAGAAAGATTTGGCAGCATCTTCAACCCAAATAGGTATAGGTGCACACATAGTAGCTACTTTTTGGGAAGGCCTCAATCAAATTCAGGAACGGTCTAATTTTATACAAGAAAATTCTAATCTGTTAAATATCAAAGCCATCGAAATAATGGAAACCACGCAAAAGAAACAAGATCGATTAGCGGCATCATGGCAATCACTAGGAATAACAATGAGCCGTCATTTTTTGCCTGCTGTAAAAGTTGCAATAGATTCTGTGAATGCTTTAACATTTGCGTCAGAAGGGATGGTCAGAGCTGTGCCAAGGTCTTTTGATGCCTTTATGAAAGCAGCTAGAGCGGGCGTTATGGCAATACCTATTACTTTATTGGCCGAAGGGATAAAGGCTGCTATTGATGAATTAAAAAATCCAACAGATTACCAAAAAGTCGCAGATAACATGAAATTAATCAGGCGCGAGATGGAAGCGGCTATGACAGGTGGCACTACAGGCGGCGCGTTATTATTAGAAAAAACAAAAGAAGTAATGAAACAGTGGACAAGGGAAGTAAAAATTGCGACATATGCCCTTGGCCCATATGCAAGCAAAGTATCAGTAGCATACGCAAAACTTACGCAACTTAAGGATCAACTAGAGGACCTACAAAAGATAAGAACAGCTCAAGAAGGGGATGTTGGGGCAAAGCAGTTGAGGGAATGGGATGAAGCGATAGCTAAAACAACATATCAGGTAGAAGAACAGAGAAAAATTATCCGTGATGTTAATAACGAACTTACTATTGGCCATAAATATCGGATGATGGAGATAGCAGGATTAAGCGAAACTACTATTATACAGCAAAAACTTGTAGATTTAGAACGAGAAAAAATTGCGCTTCGTGAAAAAGGATTAAATGTTAGTGGAAAACAACTTGAGATTGACCAGTTGCACCTACAACAACAAGAAGAATCTGCAAAGGAGTGGTCTACAATAAGAGGAAGAATTGAGGGTGTAGTCTCATCCAGCATTAAAGGACTCATAAGAGGCACTAAAGAATGGAAAGACGTTCTTGTTGATATAGGGGGAACTATACTCGATATTATAATCGAAAAGCTTGTTCACGCTTTATTTACAGGGCAGGGATTAGGGCAGGTTTTTGGGATGCTTGGGTCTGCTACCGGTATGATTCAGGGCGGTATAGGCGGAACTACGTTTACAGGTCCTAATATACCTGGCGGCACAGCATGGTCGCCTTATCATACAGGTGGAGTGATTAAGGATATGATTGGTGGATTGCCTAAATTTGCAGTGGGTGGTGAAGTACCTATTATGGCAAAGCCAGGTGAATTTGTTGTTCAAAATGGCCCCTCTCAAACACATAGAGGTCTTTTAGAAGCTATAAATGCTGGTGCAGAACTAGGCGGTAAGACAGAAAATGTTACTTATCAAATTTATGCTGTTGATGCACAGAGTTTTGCCCAACTTTTATATAAAAATAAAGGGGCAGTACATGGGATAGTTAGAGAAGCCCAGAGATTTTCAATGCCAGGTTTTAGGAATAGGAGCGATTAATGGAAACATTTACATGGACGGCTTACAATGTTTACACGGAACAAGTAAATTTTAAGACACTTTCATCAAAATTTGAAAATGGGGTTCCTCAACGTCGCGCGAAACGTGCATATCCTGAAAGAGTATTTGTTTTGCAGTTTGAAGCGGCAGATTGGGCTACAGAGGCTCAAGAGATACTTGATTTCTTTCGCGCGCGCTTGGGTGGGTATGAAGCTTTTTATTGGGTTAATCCTAATGATGACGTGACTTATCAGGTAACTTTTGCAGAGGATATGTTAAATTTATCCAGAGTTGCTTATCAGATTTTTGACCTTAAACAGATACGTTTGGTGGAAAATAGAACATAAGGTGATCAAATGCGAGATTTAAACGCTACTTTTACAACAGAGAAAAACAAGCAAGAAAACAAACCTATTTTTTTGTACACCATCTATGATTACGATGGTGATAGCACAAATCTTTATTTTGCAGAATATGATACGAATGTAACATTTGATAGCCAGGAATATACCAAATTTCCAATAACACATGAAAATATAGGCGAGAACACAAAGGGCGAGATAGATGCTGTAAAGATTATGCTTGCAAATATATCTAGGCTTATTCAAGCATATTTAGAGGATTATGATTTTAGAGGAAAAAAGGTAAGGATATTGACGGTATGGGCTGATCATTTAGATGATGCCGATGCGTATATTGAGGATATTTTTTATATAGACAGCTATTCAGCGGATCAGGACAATGTTGTATTTACACTAACAAGTAAATTTGATGTATTAGGAGTTGAGATACCTGCTCGTAAATATTCAAGAAATTATTGCGGATGGAAATTTAAGTCTACGCAATGTGGATATGCAGGCGACGAAACAGAATGTTCCAAGACTTTACAAAGATGCAGAATATTGGCCAATTCAGCAAGGTTTGGTGGGTTTCCCTCTGTCCCCGTCAAGCCTGTATATGTGCCTTGAGGAATTATGGAAAATTTAACAGAAAAATATATTATAGATAAATATCTTGCGGTTCCATATTTACATCATGGTCGTGACTTGAATGGCACGGATTGTTGGGGGATAATAATCCAAATAAATAAAGAAAGAAATATAGATATATTGGACTTAGAAAACTACGAACAGGATTGGGCAAAGAACGGCAAAAACCATTTTATTGATAATTATTATGAGGATTGGGAAACGGTTAAGTTGCCAAGATTTTTAGATGTCTTGTTATTTAAGAATCATCTGGGAATCGTTTCGCATGCAGGTACATATTTAAGCAATGGTAAATTTATACATACACACGAAACAGCAGGAACAATCATAAGCAGATTAACGGCTAGATGGGAACAAAGGCTTGATGGAATATATAGGTATAAAAAATGATTACTGTTAAATTAATTCCTAATATGCTAAAAAAAGAAGGACGAAAGCAAAAAACTTTTGCTTATTCCCGCCGAAAATCTATCAAGGATTATATTAAAGGAGCAGGTTATCCATTAAAAGACCTCAAGGTAATAGTCTCAGGTAAAAAAATAACAAGATTAAATTGCACCATTAACAATGGAGACGAAATTATAATTACTCCAGATGTTAAGGCTACCATGATCCTTTCTACATTAATGGGTGCTCAAGCTTGGGCGGCCGCCTCTGCTACAATAGTTGGAATAGCCGCAGCTATTGATATTATTTTAACACTCGCTTCTATAGGATATTCAATTTATTCTACTATTATGAGTAATAGAAAACCATCGTTTAATACAGCGGGGAAAGGAATAGACGAAAGCTCCCCTACATATGGTTGGGATGGAATAAGAACTGTCCAAGAGATAGGTATTCCGGTAGCGGTTCTTTATGGTGAGCATAAAATAGGTGGAAATGTTTTAAACGCTTACATAAGGACTGACGGAGACAAAAACTACCTTAACGTTCTTTTAGGATTATGCGAAGGCGAAATCTATGACATTGATACGATTAAAATAGATGATAATCCTTCTGAAAATTTTGATGGAATAACCGAATACAAGAGATATGGAACAAATGACCAATCTATAATATCAAATTTTGAAGATGCTCATAATGTGTATGATGTAAACGTAGAACTCACAAAGGATAACGCCCATGTTTACACAACGATAGATGATGATGTAGAAGTTTTTGAGATACATCTTCAATTACCTGGAGGATTATTTAAGCAAGATGCTACTACTGGCGCGGTTCAGTCATGGGATGTTACATATAAAGTAGAGTATAAATTGCATGCTGATCCCTCATATACAGATTTAGGTTCAACTACTATTTCTAAAAAGACTCGTTCAACAATAAGAAGGGTATATAGAAAAGATGGACTTACTGCGGGGCAATACGATATAAAAGTTACGAGAACATCTGACGATAGTCAATTAGATCCATTAATGCAGGGCGATTTGCAATGGACACAATTAGATGAAATAAAAACAGATGATTTTATTTATCCCAACACTGCTTTGTTAGGAATAGAAGCGTTAGCAACTGAACAATTAAGTGGAGCTATGCCTAATTTTTCGTGCGTAGCTAAAGGGAAAATGGTCAGCGTTCCTAAAATATTATATCCTAATGTTGTCGGAAATCCCATATTTGCTGATTGGACAGGTGATTTACCGGATTATTATACAAAAGTAGGGGCTGGAATCACGCTTGCGAAAGAAGCAACCATTAAGCATACGGGCGATTATTCATTAAAAATAACGCGCGCCGGAACAGACGGGGGAGTTACACAGACTAATGGAGATGAGCTTACTTGGAATAATATGATAGTTGGTCATTGGTATGAAATATCTGCTTATATGAGGAACGATGGTTCTTCCTGCGAAGCAAAACTGCTGCTTTTAAATGGTTCTACCGAAGAAACCCCACAGTTTGAAGATGACGTTACTTGGACCAAACACACAATAACATTCAAAGCTGAGAGCACAACAGTAACACTGCGGTTATATGCCGCAGTAGCAAATGGATCTGTTTATTTTGATAACATCCAACTTATAGGTGAAGTAGAATATGATCAATATTATTGGGACGATGATAATAGCAAATTTAAAATGACAGAAGACAATACAGAATTGGATTGGGACGAAACTACTTATCATGATAAATATTCAGCAAATCCTGTTTGGTGCATGAGAGACTTACTTTTAAACTCACGTTATGGATTAGGAGAGTTTGTAGACTCAACAAATCTTAGTGTCAGCTTATTGTTGGAGATGTCTAAATATTGTGATGAGTTAGTACCTAATGGTTTAGGGGGGTATGAAAAAAGATTTAGAATGGATGTTATGATAGATAGTGCTGCTCCTGCCCCTGATATAATTACGCAATTATGCGCTATTTTTAGAGGCCTTCCTTTTTATTCGGAAGGGATTATAAATTTTAAGATAGATAAACCAGAAGATCCTGTTCAACTATTTACAATGGGTAACATTATAGAAGATAGCTTCACTCAGAATTGGAAATCTATCAGAGATATTCCAAATGTAATAGAAGTGCAATTTTTAGATAAAGATAAAAATTACAAGCAGGATACAATAGCTTACACAGATAATGCAGCATTAGCCGCTGGTGATCCTATGCGTAAGGAAGGCGTTAGAGTTTTTGTCACAAGTTTATCAAGAGCAATAAAAGAAGGCCGATACGCTGCAAAGGTAGCTAAATACATAAATAGATCTGTTGGTTTTAAAGCTGGCATAGACTCTATCGCTTGTCAAGCAAGTGACGTTATAGCTGTTGCGCATGATGTGCCGCAATGGGGATTTTCAGGTAGGGTCCAATCTGGATCTAGTGTCTCTAAAGTTATGGTAGATCAAGGGCTGGTGATAGAAGATGGAAAATCTTATGCCATAATGGTGCAATTTTCAGATGACACCATAGAGGAAAGGGTCGTAACTAATCTTTCGGGCACAGAAACAGGAATTACAGTATCGAGTGTATTCAGCCAAGCCCCAAGCGCTTATGATAAATATAGTTTTGGAGAAACAGATAAAGTAAAGAAGAATTTTAGAATAATTTCGATTCAAAAAGATAGTGCTAATGAGGCTGCTATATCGGCAATAGAATTAGATGACGATGTTTATGATGATAGCGAGATAACAATACCAGATAATAATTACTCTTCTTTAATCCTTACTGTTCCAAATGTCAGGAATTTATCTTTAACTGAAAGATTGGTCAAACGCCCAGGAGGAGCCATAGATAACGCAATCGATGTTTGGTTTGATAAACCAGAACTTTATTCTAGTTATGTAAAAAGATACCAAAAAGCAAAAATATATTTATCTGAGGATAACACAAATTGGGCGTATAGGGGTGAAACTTTTGGAGATGAGCTTTCAATAATTGGTGATGTGATAAGTGGCGTTACTTATTATGTAAAGGTTGTAACTGTAGCTGATACCGGAGAAGAGGGTTCTTTTTCTAATTCACCGAGTTCTTCAATAGAGTTATTAGGAAAAGCCGCCCCCCCATCTGATATCTCTTCATTTTTAGTCAACCAAAGTAGAGATAGATTAGTTATGGGGTGGGCAGAGATTGATGATTTAGATATTTGGGGATATGAAATAAGATGGGGCACTTCATGGGATAGTGGCCATATAGCGGTGTTTAAACAAGGAAATGACCATATTACAATAGATTTTAGAACAGGTTCGGGGCAAAGCTACTGGATAAAAGCCATAGATACATCTGGTAATTACTCTGAAAATGCCACAGAGGCCATAATAACAATAGATAATATACCATTTAGAAACATCATAACAGAATATTCAGAGCAGACAGCCTGGACGGGCACAAAAAGCGATACAGAGAAATCCGGCGATAACTTAATATTATCAGCCGCAAAACTAACAGGAACTTATATAACGCCAATAAGAGACGTTGGATATGTAGCAACATTTTTAGTAGCAATAGAGGTAATAACGGCCATCACGCAAGGAAGGGCATTTGACGATGATGGTACGACAAAATTTAACTCAAGCACCACGGAAAGATTTACGGGGGCCGAAACGCCTGGTGCAGCGACATTTAGGATAAAAACATCAGAAGATAATATTACATGGACAGACTATGTTGCATATCAAGTTGGAGATTATAAATGCAGATATTTTCAAATTGAACTGACTTTAACGAGAGCAAATGTAACTGATAGTTTATTGTGTTCTACTTTTGATTATTTCTCAGATCTTCCAGACGTGGATGAAATTCAAGATGGTGAAGTGACGGTTGCAGCAGATGGAGATGATATAGTTTTTGAAAAAACATATCACGAATCACCTGCTATGAATATTGTGATATTAACAGGGGATGGAGTTTATGGAAAAACAACAGGGCTAGATACAACAGGAGTAAATATAAAATTATATGATGAAAGTGGTACTTTAAAAATAGGAACCTTCAGGGTTCATGTACACGGGGTATAAATATGGGATTTAAAAAAGGAAATAA